TGGAGAAAGAATGAATAAAGACCAAAGAAATATCCAACCACGCGCTAATAATGAGGTTAAACATCTTATGGTTTTACTTGATAAGTCTCAGGCGTCTGAATTTAAAAAAATGGTTCCTGAACTTCAGGACAGTTGGGTCAAGAAACAAATGTTTAGAACCGAAACCGAAATGCGTTTCTCGGTTTTATCTGATAACAAATATGGAACGAACGCTGCGAAATACTGGCAATCGGTTCGTGAACAGAACACCCACTTTGAAAACCTGATGCATCTTTCGTTTGATTACAGAAAGAATGATGTCGAGATTGAAAAACTTCAGAGAAAGATTAAAAAAGAAAAAGACCCTTTAGAAAAAGAACTTAAACAAATTGAAATCGAACAAAAGCTTTATGGACGAGCCAGCATGGAACTGACGGCTAAAGCTCGAATGAGAGAGATTTCAACTTGGTCTAAACTCAAGAAAGAATTTCATGATGGCACTTTCGATGATAAAGATGTCAACACCCACCAGGCGGAATCGTATATGCATCAGCTCGAACAGAAGAAACTAACTTTGACTCCTGGCTCTTCACAACCTGAAGTCTTTAATGTGCTCGGGCAGCTAGAAACCTTAAAACGGGTTAGACAATCAGGAGAATTACTTAGTGAAAAAGAAAGAAAACTCCTTCCCAAAAAAAAATAAAAAGATCTTTTTTCTGGCTGGTTTTCCTCGCTCAGGAAACACTTTGCTTACTTCTATTCTTAATCAGAATCCTGATATTGGATGTACTCCAAACAGTCTGATTTTAGATATTTATAAATATGTCTGGCGTCTTAAACAGGTGGAGATTTTTCAAAATTATCCGGACCATGAATCTTTACATCGGGTCATGGAAGCTGTTATTCCCGCCTATTATCAGCACTGGGATTTTAAATATATTATTGATCGAGGACCCGCAGGAACAGAGGGCAATCTTCCTCTCTTAAAAAAATTCTTTAAACAAGATATTAAAATTATTTTTCTCGTGAGGCCTCTTTTAGAGGTTCTGGCGTCATGGATAACTTGGGCCAATAAGACACCGGATAGTTTTATTCGAAAAGCTACTAAGACTCCCACTGAAGCTTGTCATTATTTAATGGACCCTAAGAGTCTTATTACAAGAGAATTAAATTGTATGAAGAATTTGTTAAAACCAGAAAACAAACACCTGGTTCATTTTGTAGATTACAAAGAGATTGTAGAAAACCCTGTGACTACTCTTAAAGGAATATATCAATTTCTAGGCATTCCTCCTTTTGAACATAGGTTTATTGATCTAGATCAAGTGGTGATGAATGGATTGGGGTATGACGACACTGTCGTAGGTAAAGGAATGCACACTATTAAAACAAAAAAATTGATTAAAAGTAAAACGGATGTTAATATTCTTCCTCCAGAAATTATAAAGCAATATGGAAAGATTAAATTTGTATGAACTTTGAGTCTATATTCCTCGGTCAATCGATTATAAAATATCAAGTGCCTCTTGAAGTGTTTGTAAGACTCAATGAGCTTTACGACACTCAGAAAAAACATTTACCTAATGCCAATAAACAACTTGCAGGAAAGATTGCAGATGAAGCTTCTTTATTCTATGCAGGTCCCACGAACAAAAGAATGCATCAACATACTTATATTTCTGATGACATTTATCAATGGTTTTATTCTATATTTGATCATTATTTAAAATGGAATAAGATTCAAGAATACACTATCGATATTAATTCAATCTGGGTTAATGAGATGAAAGCGGGAGAATATAATCCCGTTCATATTCATCAGGGCAAGCTCTTCACAGGTTTATCATCAGTGATGATTCTTAAACTTCCCAAAGACATGGGTCCTGAAATTGCTCGACCCGATCAACCCATGAATGGCCAGCTTCAAATACTGGGAAGTACGAGCGGTCAATTTGTTAAAGCGGATTATTCTCCTCGAATGAAGATCGGAGACTTTTATATTTTTCCCTATGACATGAGACATGTCGTTTATCCTTTTACTAATAAAAAAGAAAAAAGAAGAACGCTGGTATGTAATGCTGACGTAAATTATAACCCAGTTGCTTCAAGGACGGCGGGATGATCACCGAACCTAAATGGAAATGTTTATTGGCGAATACGATTAACCCTTTATTTTCGCCAGAACAATGTCAGAATATTATTAATATGGGCCATCAGCAAAAATTTGAAGAGGCTAAAGTAGGAAGCAAAGAAAAAGGAGGAAAGTATGATATTAAAAAAAGAATTACAACCATCAGCTGGATTCCTTTCAAAGCCATGCCTGAGATGTATAAAATGATTGAACGTTCAATGAAACAGGCAAATGGTAATCATTTTGGTTATGAAGGCATGCAGATTACGGAGCCTGGTCAATTCACCGAATATCCCAAAGGAGGGTTTTATGACTGGCATATGGATGCTGAAATGAACTGTCAGTTTGAACCCCCTGTTAGAAAAATATCTATGACCATTCTGCTTTCTCCTCAGCATGAATTTGAAGGAGGAGACCTAGAGTTTATGAGTGAAGGCAATAAACCTCCTCAATTAGTACAAGGACAAGCAATTTATTTTTGTAGTATGATTCGTCATCGTGTTGCTAAAGTTAAGAAAGGGGTTAGACGATCGTTGGTGATGTGGTTCGGAGGACCTCCGTTTAAATGAACCGAGAAATTTTATTCCCGACTCCTATCTATTTTAAAATGGTTAAGGACCATCAAAAAATGAATAAGTATTTATCCCCCCTCATTAAAGCGTGGAGTAAAAAAGATAAGAGTGAAACAAAAACCAATGCAGGCGGAGGATGGCATAGTCCTGCCGATATGAATTTTAAAGAGGAATATAAACCTTTGACCGATGAACTTTTCAACATGCAATATGAAATTTATAAAGATTATGGCATGGAACCTAAGCCAGCCTTAGGGAATATGTGGGCGAACATTAACTATCCTGGTGCTTACAACAGGCAACACGTACACCCTAACTCTCAATGGTCTGGTGTTTACTATGTGAAAGTTCCAAAGAATTCAGGAAGATTATTTGTCGAAGACCCAAGACCGGGACCTAATATTATAATGCCTCGACGTGTGGAGGGAATCCCTAGAGCTCTTTGGCGCGTGGTAATATATCCAGCGATCGAAGGACAAATGATTATGTTTCCGGCATGGGTGTCTCATGGGGTGGAGATAAATGAATCCAAAGAAAAAGGAGAAAAGGGTTGGCGTGTATCGGTTTCTTTTAATTTTATTCAAGTGGATAAATGATTCAAACTATTTATGCAAAAGTACCCCGGGAAAAGATTATTTATTTAGAGCGAACTGAATTTATGAATGGACAAGAGCAATCTTTTCGGGACGCTTTAACCGCTTCCATGTCTAAGTATGGATTTAGAGATCCAGTGTATTGTTGGTATAGTAGTAAGAATTGGGGAAATAAAATAAAAATTATTGTAGGCAATAATCGCATGGTAGTAGCTAAAGAATTAAATATTCCCATTGTTCCTGCTATTATTACAAATTTTCATGCGGATCAATTTCCTCTGGAAGGACGAGTTCTTAAAACGGATGAGGAGATTAGAGCCTTATTTTATTTATCCAAGCACCAGAAACTTCATGTGAGGAGAGACAAGAACGGGGACATTGATCAAGTAACACCCCCTAATTTTCAAACGGTAAAACAACACTATGTTTAGAAAGAAAAAATACCAAGTGATTCGAAACGCTTTGTCCCAAGAGCTCTCTAATTTTATTTTCAATTATATGCTCCTGCAGCGGAAAGCTGTGGATTTTATGATGAAGCAGAATAAAGTAAATCCTCACAATCCTTTTATGGGTAATCGAACAGATCCACAAGTTCTAGGAACTTATTCTAGCTATGGAGATTGGGCCATGGAAACATTGCTTCAATATATGAGACCTATTATGAAAGAGAAAACAGGATTAGAATTAATTCCAACATACTCGTATACCCGTGTTTATGACAAAGGAGACATCTTAAAGCGTCATAAAGATCGACCGAGTTGTGAAGTCTCTACCACTCTGCATTTAGGAGGGGATCCGTGGCCTATTTTTCTAGATCCATCAGGAGGCGACTTTGTGATTGATGAAGCTAAACAGATCTATAAACCTGGAGCTCCAAAAGGAATACGTGTCGATTTAAAAGTCGGAGACATGCTTATTTATGCCGGATGTGATCTCGAACATTGGCGTGAACCTTTCGAAGGTAAGGTATGTTCTCAGGTCTTTCTACATTATAATCATGCGAAGGGTCCGTTTGCTAAGACAAATCTTTATGACAAACGTCCTATCTTAGGGATTCCTAAGTAGTTGATCTCCACTAAGATCTAGTATATTTGTAATAGAAACGGAATTTTCTATGCTACAAAAAGTAAGTTTTCTACCTGGATTCAATAAACAAGTAACTCCTACCGGTGCCGAAGGGCAGTGGACAGGAGGAGATAATGTACGTTTTCGATATGGGACTCCTGAAAAAATAGGGGGCTGGGACCAGTTAGGGGAAGATAAATTAACGGGGGCCGCTAGAGCCCTTCATCATTGGGACGATAATGCTGGTATTAAATATGCAGCGATCGGCACTAACAGAATTTTATACGTCTACTCAGGTGGACAATATTACGATATTCATCCTCTTCGAACAACTATAACAGGCTGCGATTTTACTAGTACCACTTCAGACACTGCTGTCACCGTTACTTTTCCAAGCCCACACGGATTAGTGGATGATGACATTGTTAAATTTGATACTGTCAGTGGAGTCACGGCAATTGGATCAACTTATACCGATGCTTCCTTTGAAGACATTAAATTTATGGTGACGTCAGCACCTACGGCAACCACGATTACCATTACCATGGCAGCGACGGAATCAGGAACCCAACTAAGTAATTCAGGTTCGGCTTCAGCTTTATGTTATGTAACCGTAGGTCCATCTCAAGAACTCGGGGGCTATGGCTGGGGTACAGGAACTTATTCTGGATCAGCTTCAGGAGCAGCGACCACTACTTTATCAACGACTCTTGCAGTTCCTCCGGCTGCAGTTACAACGGTCGTGATTGCTGATTCAACTGCTTTTCCTACGTCAGGAGAAATTAGAATAGGAACTGAGGATATTTCTTTTGCAGCTAATGATACAGGCACAGGAACTTTAAGCGGAGGAGCACGTGCGGTAAATGGAACCACTCTAGCTGGACATACATCTGGTGCCACCGTTACTAATATTTCAGATTACGTCGCCTGGGGCGAAGCGTCCTCAGCTGACTTTACTATTGAACCCGGCTTATGGGTTCTGGATAATTATGGAACAATATTAATGGCTCTTATTTATAATGGAGCATGTTATGAATGGGATGCAGCAGCAACCAATCCAACAGCGAATCGAGCTACTGTGGTTAGTGGAGCACCAACCGCTTCTAGGCACATGATAGTGTCTCCGGTTGATCGTCACTTAATTTTCTTTGGAACCGAAACCACGATTGGTGACACGACTACCCAGGACGATATGTTTATTAGGTGGTCTGATCAAGAAAGCACAAGCGATTATACGCCTTCGGCAATCAATACTGCGGGCACGCAAAGACTGGCCCAGGGTTCTAAAATTATGGGTGCTATTCGAGGTCGGGACACCATGTATATCTGGACCGATGCAGCTATCTTTATCATGCGTTTTGTAGGTCAACCCTTTACCTTTTCTTTTGAACACGTGGGAACTAACTGCGGACTCATTGGCAAGAACGCCTGCATGGAAGTCGATGGAACT